TTTAACTGCTCCCATAACGCAATCATTTTATCAACATGCTGTTCTATGTGTTCTTCCCAGTTGTCGAAGTCATTCTTGCACCATTCAATTCGTCGCATGCTTTCAAGGATCTCCTCCCTGGGACGCACCATTCCCACAAAATGCGTATCAGGCGCAGCAAATAAAATATGTCGATATTTCTGTATTGCAAAAGGTGCCTGTATTACAACATCTCTTTTATCTGCTTCATGCAAAGCATGAAGTATATTCAAAGTATTTGAAAAAGGTAGAATATCAAACTCTTCCAGGAAACCATAACCCAAGCCATGGGCAATGATTTGAGATGCAAGCATTGTGCCACTTCGCTGGCAACCAGTGACAATAATCGGACCAGGGGTCGGCATTAAAGAGCAGGGTCGCAGGGCGTCCCTTCATTCAGTCTGCTCAGTATAATTGCTTCGCCTTTCATGCGCCAGTCAAGCACGTCACCAACCTGCCAACCGAGAGTATCAATTAAATCATCGGGAAACTCGATGAATAAATCACCGTTTTCAGCTTCTTGAACTTCGATGATGTAATCAGTCATCGTAATAATTTTTCAATCATCCTATCAAGTTTAGTATTGATTTCTTTGAAATGATCATGCATCTGTTGAATTTCTCTAAGGAAATCAACCTTCAACACGTATTCAATTGGCATACGTTTGACCTGCTCTTCGACTTCGTGGAGTCTCATTTCTGAATCTCGTAAGCGCTCATGAGCTTGCTTGACACGTTCGTGAGAGCGGGCCAATACTTTTGAAGCAACCCAGCCGCCGCCAGTAACGGAGCTGATTACGCAGGTCAAAACCAAAGCAATGTACTCTGGTCCCACGGCAAATAAATCTCTTGTTACCTTTATTTTAAATCTTAGTAATCCACCTGAAGTTTGCCGCGTTTCATGAGACCATTTATTAACCATACTAACGCGTCGACCGTATCGTCATGGGAACTTACACCGAAATTTGTCATTTCTTCAAATAACACAGTGAAGTTCCTGTAACGATTAAAGATGACCTTTCGATCCTCGAAAAGTCCCATCACACCACGAAACCTGGCAAGTTTGTCTGCACGAAATCCTTTGACCGCATGCCATACCAGATTATATAAATTTTCATTATTTAAACAGATTCTTTTGAAATCAGCTTCAAGTGAAGCCTGGTACGCAACAGCTTCTGAGTAGATGTCGCAGGTAGAAAAGGTCGGGAAGTAGCTGTCATTTGCATCTTTGCCGATGACGGACCAGTCGTATAGCAGTTCTTTTAAGGCATCAAGTTTCTCAAGATTGCCCATTGCTCGCATGCGTCTGTAATCAATGATGTGGATCTTATCGCCAATCCTTCCGCCAAGAACAAATACTGTGTAATCGTTTTTCTCTTTTGTACCAGCGGATAGATCCACACCAACTCCAAGGGTATCGAATTCTGTTGCGATCTCAGCCTTAACAAGTAGCTCTGGCGCCAGGGACAGTTCATTCTGCCTGACGATCTGATTCATGTACTGGAAAGAAAAAGCAATAGGTGCTTGCCGTTTCTTTTCTTTCAGATATTCCAAGGACCACATCTCAGGCCAGTAAGATTCCTCCTCACCTGTCTCCTCATTGTTTTGAATTGCTGACAATACAATCTGCATCCAATTGTTTTGCGGGCAGAAAGTTGTTGCATGAATATCATCATGCCTGAATCTTGTGCCAAGACATATCGCTCTACCGCCTTCAAACATTGTTGGAGAGATAACTGCATTCCAGTTATCCTGCATTGTTTTACGTATGTCGGGGTTGCCAATATCTGCAGAGCTTTTGATCGGGTCGTCGATTATACACAAATGGGATCGCTTAGAGGTAACTGAACCTTTTAGACCCGCAGCACAAAGAGTAAATTGTTCTTCACCTGTAGTATCGATTCCTGCAAATTTATGGTCAATAGACCAGTACTCATTACTTGTTACATTCTTAAGCAGTCGAACAGATGGAAATACGTCTTGATATTTTTTGCTATCAATGATGCGTTTAATGGTTGCAGATTTAGATCTTGCAATATCAACTGTATAAGACAAGTAAAGAATTTGAAGAGGTTTTTTTGCTGTTGTATGTACACCAATTGCCCATGCAGTGAATAAACCCAACACGGTGCTTTTGGCTGAACCCCTGGGACCGAGTAGATCAATATTTGGTCCAGCAATCTTTACAAGACAATCAGTATCTTCATTCGTTACTAATTGTTTATGCCATTCTCTATGGTGATTTGCTGGTGGTTTATCTGCTACGTATTCACAAAAGAAACCAAAGTCTTCTCTTGCACGCTCCAGGAGATCTTCATTCTTGCTTTTACGGATCTTGTGCTTTTGGATAGCAGCCTTTGCATTCCGCCTATAAGCAAGATGAAGATGAGAAGGCACTGTCTAATTTAACTGCTTGTTAAATACTATCAGATTACTTGGCTTCTTTATCTTTTTTAAACTTTTTAGCTGCCTTTGATGCACGTTTAGCTTTAGATGCATCCATTGCATCTTTACGTTTTTCATTGTCATCTTTGTCACTACCGTCTTCCTTCTTGGCATTCTTATTCTTGAAGTACTCAAGAAGCTGCGGTGGCATTTTACCTTTAGCCATAATTTTTATCCTTGTTGCATTCGAGCATTAAGCAGCTCCTGGAATGCACCAGGGGATGCCTCTGCGCCCTCCTGGCGGTTCTTGGCCATCTTGCGCACCATCTCCATCAACAGCTGAGGATCAATGCTCTGAGGACCTTCTGGTTGCTGCTGTTGTGGTTGCATTTTATTCAGTCTTCATACTGTAGTTTAGCCCATACAGACATTGACGCTTCCTGCAGAGGACCTTCAATTGGATCATCTTTAAAGATTGCACTGAGTTCTCTAAGTGCTCTATCGGCACCAGCCATCAGAAGACCTTTGCGATCCTTGGAAGAAATAAAAGAATCTACTTGTGCAATAGTACTGCGCAACTCTTTTTGCATCGCAGCAATACGCGCAACACCAACGTCACGCTTAACAGCGGCAGATTCAATATCATCTCTAAGTTTACGAATATCTTCTTGCATCTTCTCGATTTCATCAATCAAGATTGCAAGATGATCAGGTTTGTCGAACTTACGGTGAAGCCAATCATCAACAGCTGTAATACTGCCGTTGTATCCCAAGAATCTCGCATAAAGATACACTTGGACAGAAGAGAACATTTCTTCTGCAAAAGCGTAAAAAGATTCTTGGGATGCAGAGTCTAGATTGTCGTACCAGTGCTCAAAAACTTTAATATCGATAAGCTCGTTGGGCCTGCCCGTAATCTCGGGCTTCGTCCTGTTGACTGAACTCTTGGGATTGAGACGCTGACTTTCTCTGCTCCTCAGCTCCTTTACCGATAGTTTCTCGTTCTTGAGCACCAGACTCCTCCATCTTCTTCTTAGAGAATTCGTAGGCTACTCCGGCAGCTTGACGATATTTGTCAAGATCAAACCAATCGTCTTCAGAATATGTAAGAGCGACGTCGCCGTTAGCCATTTGAAATCAACCGATCAGAAGTTGCTCATCATAGAAGCAAGGCCTTGTGCGTAAATGTCGCGACGGCCCTCAACAGACTTTTGGCGCTGTTGGCGCTTCTTGGAGCCTTCTAGCTTAGCAAGCAGTTGTTGGAAGGTGGGAAGATCAACTGAAGCACCTTCCGTGTAATCCGAGGAATCGTTGTAAGCCATTGGTTTTGTTTAGTGGGGTTTCTTAAATTATAACGCATTATATTTTTAAAAACTAAATGCAGAAATTAAACTTTCATAAATACCTTTTTCTCTATCGATTTTAGCAACATCACGAGCTGTTTCTCCTTTAATTTCTTCACCTTGAATATCAAACTCACCACCAATAGTGGCCACATCTCTTGCAGACTGACCACGAATTGTTTCTACATCTTTGAGACCAGCATTAATAATGTCTTGCAAGTCTAACGCACCTTTGGTCCTGATGTTTTCAACACCAAGGGCAGTTTCTTTTTCTCTATCTGCAACATAGGTAGTAGCTTCTTTCTGTCGATCTGCGGTGTACTTGGTGGCACCAGCGCTAATAGTTGCTACATTACCAGCTGAACGGGCTTGTACGTCTGCAATATATTTATTTGATTCATTTACCATATTTTGAATTTGTTTATTGATATTTGCTAAATCAATTGATTTCTGGTAATCATATTCGAAAGGAGTCATTCCTTCCGGTTCATATGGAGCGGCCCAATTGCTTTCAGTAGGGACATAAGAAGCGCCTCTGTCTTCATTTACGGCTTTATTGGGATCTACGTAGCCAGAGGAGATTTCATCGTACAAGCCAGAAATACCTCCCGGCCTGTTATTTGGATGTAATCTATTTAAGTCCTGATCCAGCCAATCTTTAATTTCAGAAGTGCTATAACCAGCTTTTTTAGCAGCTTCGTAATCTTTATGGCCGAACGTTTCGTATTGTCCGTAACGTTTGGAAATTGATTCTAGTGAAGGTCTTGCCATTGTCTTAACTGTTTATTGTCTTTATTTTAGATCATGTGTAATTGGGTCGACCTTCGATTCTACCTTTAATACCTGGTCCAAATGTTCCTGTATACATACCTGTTTCAGGATTTACATTCTCTTGACCATAATAAGATGCCATCTTTTTGCGATAATCATCTTGCGTTAAACCAGCAACATTGCCTGGTTTTGCCATAATGTCTTGGGTGATAAAAGCAGTAATGTCTTGCGGTGAACGAATGCCAGCTCCCTGGAAATAATTTCTATACTTTTGTAGATCAGGAAAAGGAATAGCACCACCACCCATTGCCTGTGAATAGGCACCACTAATCAAAGCATCATAATTACCAGGCTCTGGTATTTCAATTTCCGCTGGGTTTAATCTATTAGCAATAGATGTGCCAGCAGTAGATTGAAGTAGTTTTGCAAATGCTTCATTTGCATCTCCTGTATCATCCTCTTCTTGTAAGCTGGCAAGAAGATCTTCGAATGGTTTAGTGCTAGCCATTGTTATTCTCCCATCGAGTTAAGGTTAAACAGTGGACGATATTTACCTGCTACACTTGGAAAACCACCCGTCATTCTTCGTCCCCACGCAACCTGATCAGGCGACATACCAGACTCAATCATGCCGTACATTGCGCGATCACTTTTGACTTTTCTAGCGGCAGGATCAAATGCCTCAAAGCCAGTAAAAGCAAGATCGCGCGCCCAATTCAACTCTGGACCTAAAATAGAAAGACCTGCATTAAAAGCAAGTTCTATTTCTTTTTGTTCAGCTGCTTTTTCGGCAGCGTATTTTGCTGCTCTTTCCTGGGCCTTACCAGCTTCATTTTGTCCAAACGCACCTGCAATACCACCAAGAGCTGTACCTCCACCTAGCAGGGCTGCAGCTCCTAAACCAATAGCTGGTAATGCCATTTAAACAACGCTCCTACCAATCCTCAGTACTTGTT